TGGGTGTGACAGCATCATCTTTAAAATTTAGAGGAGTTTTAATTTGATATTTGCTTTTTGTACCAGTGAATAAAAAACCCCCGGATGTGTTATTTCTCATTGCCCTATAATAAAAGTTCAGTGGAAAACCATTTTGAGCTACATCAAGGGGTATTGGGTTTGCATTAGTTACATTTTCATCTCGAAGGCGTAAAATCAAATCACTAGTTAAGGAAAGAACTACATTCTCCATAATTCTATTATTTAAAGGAGCTTTTAAAACACCTACTTTTTTAATAAAATTATTTTCAGGTGAACAAAAAACACCATCATTTCTAAAAGATCTCATCTTAGGTGCCATATATATAGGTTTACCATCGTAAGACGATGGTATTCCAAGCAAGTAATCAGTCTTATTGAAAAAGATGCTTCTCGTAAGGGTGCTCTTAGGTGTTATGTGTAAATGATCACTAATTTTCCCATATACATTAACAGAAGGTATATCTTCGTATAGTAATGGGCATTTAGGCCCTAAGGGAACTATTTCGCTGGTTGTATTAAAACGAAACGACCCTTCAGAGACGATATTAGTAAGAATACATCTATCTTTAAGAATTTGTAATTGCTCCATAAGAACTGTTTTATTGATAACACAAGCATAACCTATGTCTCTAACACCAGCACAATGGATCCCGACTAGAAAAGTTTTATATCCTATAGTAGAGACTAATGGAGTACCGCAATCACCAGACTTATGTTCAGGGAATGTATAACGATACGGATCGTTAACTACCATTTTATGATCATCATCAACTAATTCAGTCTTAACTCTTTGGGCAATTAAATCTTTGTGTAAAAACATAGAATTTAATGGTGTGGTACTAAAAGGAGCATCACATAAGGAAAATGTGATATCTTTGAAAATAGAACCTATCAGTCTAACGAGTAATATATCTTCGGCCACCTCCAAATAATCTTCAGAGGTAAAATGAGTTTTAATCAAACCTGAAGCTTGACTGGGGCTCATAGAAACATGCATAGTATAAAGCTCACCTCTAACACAGTGCTTATTTATTAAAACAAAATCACGGCAAATGCCTAAAATTTTAGTTCTAACACGAGATCCATCTTTGAATTGTAAAACTGTATATCTAACATTAGAATGTATAGTATTATGTAATTCGTCAATCTTGTTATAATTACGTGGTGTACCAATTAGATTAGGAGTGATATTAATTACTTGATCATAATCCATATCACAGTCTCTTTTTTTAACAGGTAAGGGGAATAAACAATTTGATTGTTTTTCATTAACTAAAACGTAATCATCAACATTTTCATCAGTAAACTTACCACTAGTTGATATATTTCCTTCAGATTTAATATTATTGACTACTTTGTAAGTTTTAAGTGCCACTTTGGTGGAAGCAGCAACTATAGTGAAAAATAATAATATAGGTGGTAAACTAGAAAATATTTTGCGAGAAAAAACTTTCCACTTTTGAAGAGTATATCTTTCATCTTCATAGATAAACGTTTTAAGGAATAAGAAAGAAAATAGGGAAGCATTATATGTAAGATTATATATATTATTGAAAAAATTATTATATGTTATAGTATGATATAATCTTATAGTTTCACTCAAAGCAAATAAAGTTCTCCTTGAATTTTTAACTTCTCTTTCAGTTCTACGAGTGTAAATGGCTAAGAACCACACTAATATAACTAAGATGTGTATAATAATTGAACAGAAAGCAAAAATGTAAGATTTAAGGCAGAAATAAAACCAAATCGATATATATAATATATATAAAATATTTAAAAAAATATAATTTGGAGTGTAAACTTCAAATAAATCTGCCTCAGCAGTGACTGTTTCAATTTTTGGTTTTAAATACTTGGATACGTCTTCAGAGGTAGCTTCCATAAATTTTTTTTGTGCTTCCTTATGTTGTTTATAAGATTCTGATAACTGGGCACAAAGACCAAACATATCAAAAACCTCTTTATCTCTGACATTAGGATCATTATGTTCATAATAGATTTTAGTAGATTTAACATTACCTTCTTGAGGACATTGTTCATAAATACGAAAATCCCACAAATCCATTTTATTCTCTAAGTTAAGAGTTTTAAGCTTAGCTGTATCAAGAGATACACCACCTGCCTTTCTATACTCTTTTTTAACTTGAGTTTCTATGTATAAAAATCTTCGCCTAATAGCAGCAGGAGCTGACATTATAGTATTAAGATTCATATCAGGATTATTAGTATCGATAACTACTAATTCAGGCATAGCGTAATTAACGCCTTTGTCTTCAAT